TGGACAGTTTCAAACTTGGTAACATCGGTTTTGTTAACGAGGTTGTTTCTGCGATTAAAAGCGAAAAAGTTGACCAAAATAGCAGGACCCTTTTGGATGACATCGGCATCCTACTGTCCGAATCCACATACCTCAAAGAGAGGTTTAGTGCTAACGAGGTGCGCAAAAAGAACAATCTGCCACCGCTAGCTTTGACCGAAATCCTTGCGTTAGAGAACAGTTACACCACCACGTTGCAAGCTGCTGGTTTGCCAGCAGGGTTCTATGATGACCCCGCCACAGACTTCCAAGGGTTTATTGCCCGCAACACTTCCCCCGCCGAAATCAAACGTCGAGTAGATGAAGGCTATACGGCTGTGAAGAACGCTGACCCTGAAGTGATTAAACAGTTCAAAGAACTGTATGGGATAACCGAGGGTGAGTTGGCCGCATACTTTTTGGACCCAACTCGTCAAGAGGCTTCAATAACTAAAAGCATGGAGTCTGCAAGCATTGCTGCGGAAGGTCGTCTTGCTGCTGGAATCCAGTTGGGTGTCGGCCAGGCTGAAGAACTACAACAAGCAGGTGTGACATCCGCCACAGCCCGTAAAGGTTTTGGGGATATCGCCGCGCAACAAGAAGTGTTCAACCCGCTACAAGGCGAAGAAGCCATCACCCAGGCTGAACAGATTGGTGGCACATTCGGAACCAACACGGCAGCTGCACAACGTATCGCTAAACGTCGTCGCCAACGCTCCGCAGAATTTGAAACAGGTGGCGGTTTTGCTCGTACCAACCAGTTCGCTACAGAAGGTTTACGTACCGTCGGCCAATAGTTTCTAGGTGCTTGCAAAAGTTTGCAGACACATATTATAGTTACTGACGTAAGCCGAGTGCTGAAACCTGTCGGGAACCCCCCAATACCGACAGAGTACATAAGGGGTGTAAAACAACAAGAAGCCACCATACTCCTCCGGTGTGGTGCGGTCTAAAGGAGAGTGCCATATGTCAGAGTTTGAAGAATCCTTCTACGATGATGACGACAACGACCAGCCAGTCGAACCACCACAGAACCCTGTGAGGGCGAGAATGAAACAACTGGAAAAGGAAGCCAAAGAACTACGCCGACAAGTGGCAGAGTTCTCACAAGCCTCACGGGAAATGAATTTTGTGAAAGCCGGCATACAAACCGATGACCCAAAATTCAAGTATTTTCTTAAAGGCTACGACGGCGAACTAACTCCGGAAGCTATCAGGCGGGCCGCTGAAGAAGCACAGTTGATTACACCCCAAAATAACGTTGTGGACCAAGACAAGCAGGCTTGGCAACAGTCTAACAAGATTGCTGCCGGTAGCGAATCAGCACCTCCAGGACCATCTTGGGCTAAACGTATTCAAGATGCTCAGTCTGAAGAAGAAGTTTACGCAATCTTTGCAGAGGCACAAGCACAAGGAATAGAACTCTAAACCCCTCTCAAGCAAAGGAATTAAATCATGGCCGATTTTTACGCCAACGAAATTAGTACCTCAAGTTTGCAAACCGACCAGGTTGCGTTTGAAAAACTTGCGTACTTCGCACTCCGCCCTGAAATGTACTTCGACCAGTTCGCAGATGTTCAGGCAACCAACGCTACCAACCCTGGTGCATCTATCAAGTTCACAGTTTTTGCTGACCTTGCTGCTGCTACCACACCTCTTGGTGAAGCTGAGGACGTAACACCTGTCTCGATGAGCGACAGCCAAGTTACTGTAACCCTCCAAGAATATGGTAACGCAACCGTTACTACGGCTAAGCTTCGTGCTTCTTCGTTCATGCCTGTTGACCCTGTAGCAGCTCAGGCTGTTGGTTACAACGCTGGTTTGAGCATTGACACGATTGCCCGTGACGTTCTCCAAGCTGGTACGAACGTGTTCTACGCTTCGGGTGGTGCAGACACCGCTTCGGCACGTATCGACATGGACGTAGACGACAAACTTACCATTACGGATGTTCGTAAAGCTGTTGCCCAACTCCGTTCAGCAAACGTTCCAACCATCAACGGTACTTACATCGGGTTCATTCATCCTGACGTACAGTTCGACTTGTTGTCGGCTACTGATGCTGCTGGATGGCGTGACGCTTACAAGTACACCAATGCAACCCCGTTGATTAACGGTGAAATTGGTCAAATTGACGGTGTTCGTTTCATCGCTTCAGCCCGCGCCCCATTGTTTGCTAACGCTTACAACGGTGCTGGTGCAGTAGGAACAGGTGACTCATACGGCACACTCATCATGGGTCGTCAGGCTCTCGCTAAGGGTATTTCCCTTGGTGGCGAGTATGGCGCACAGCCAAGCATCGTGTACGGCACGGTTACTGACCTCCTCAAGCGTTTCCGCCCTGTCGGCTGGAAGCACTTTGTTGGTTACGCTGTGTTCCGTCAAGAAGCACTTCGTCGTATCGAATCTTCTTCAAGCATCGGTGCTAACAACTCCTAATAAGCTTTAACGCTTATTTGCACTAGCCCCCTGCTTCGGTGGGGGGCTTTTGCTATTGTGTAGACATGTCAACTTTTAGACCACCCACAGACCATTTTGTTTATTGGGCTGAAAGCTACGAGACGGGTATCATGCGTTACCTGAAACCTGGCCATCGTGGACGCAACGTATTCAAAATGACTGACGGTTCTTTTACCGAGTCACAACCTTTTGATGACAGTCTTGTCGCCCATATCTATCATGGTGGGCATGTTCATCCTTTGACCGCTGCCGAGGAAGCAGACCTTATTGCGGCAGGGTATGGGGATTACATTGAAGCATAGGGAAACACATCCGAACCTTGACGTAGAAGATTGTTTTGGGTGCCGAATATCAATGGTCCATACCGGCACAAACTCCACTACCACCCGTGGTGTTGTCGTAGAAGAAACCAATCAGCGTGAAAAGCGTTGGAACAAAGATATGCCTGCATATAAACGTTTGCGCAAACAGGGTTTACAGCCACGCGGCATTGAAGGTTCTTCTTTGTTGGAGAAACATGCTACGGAACGCTGGCAAATAGAAGGAGTCCCACAATGACTATTGAGTATCGCGGCGAACGGTTTGCTGGCTACAACAAACCTAAAGCCACTCCTGGGGCAAAGAAGTCTCATGCTGTGTTGGCTAAAGAGGGCAGTACGGTTAAGTTGATTCGGTTTGGTCAGCAGGGTGTGAAGGGTTCCCCTGATGGTACAGCCCGCAACAAGGCTTTCAAGGACCGTCACGCCAAGAACATTGCCCGTGGCAAGATGTCTGCCGCGTATTGGGCGAACAGGGTAAAATGGTAGGTGCTATACTGCAAATAGTATGGCTGCCCCTGCAACACAGAATTTAACTATCACCCGTGGTGACACAGAAACTATTGTTGTCACAATAACCACCGACGGGACTACACCCGTAAACATCACGGGTCGAACCTACACGGCTCAGATGCGCACTAGCCAAGACATTGCCGCTATCGCAGCTTCGTTCACCTGTACGGTAACTAACGGTGCTGCTGGTGAGGTCACTTGCGTTTTGTCTGCCACAAACTGTGCAACATTGGACCCAGGTTTCTTGTATTGGGATTTGCAGGAGAACGCTTCCGGCACTATTTCTACTGTTCTTGCTGGTACTGTCACAGTTCTTGCCGATGTCACTAGGTAGCAGATGGCTACTACTCTTGTAACGGTTGTTTTAAGCAACGAACCTGTTGTTGTTTACCGTAGTACAAACACTTATGTTCTTGCGTTGGCTGACCCTAATGTGCCGATTGAGGTTGGTGCGAGGGTTACTGTTGTTTCTTCGAGCAACGCGGGACCTACTGGACCGCAAGGTTTTCAAGGTAGCCAGGGCGCACAAGGTAGTCAAGGCCCACAGGGTTTTCAAGGTACGCAAGGCGTTCAAGGTTCGCAAGGACCGCAGGGGTTTCAAGGTACACAGGGTTTCCAGGGGACACAAGGTTTTCAAGGTGCGCAAGGTGCTACCGGCAGTCAAGGTGCGACTGGTCCTCAAGGTACACAAGGTTTCCAAGGTACTACTGGCGCACAAGGCGCTACAGGGTCACAGGGCGCTACCGGTTCTCAAGGTGCTACTGGTCCACAGGGCGCTACTGGTGCGCAGGGCAGTCAAGGACCACAAGGAACCACAGGTTCACAGGGCGCAACAGGTTCACAAGGCGCAACAGGCAGTCAAGGCTCGCAGGGTCCACAAGGTTTTCAAGGTACGCAGGGTGCTACTGGTTCGCAGGGTGCGCAAGGCCCGCAAGGTTTCCAAG